ATTGGGTATTTTGATACGATATCGCCTTCTCAAAAAAATGCGTTGCGTAATGCCGGTATAAAACTAGATATGCATGCGCGTGAAACCGCGTTTATACGCGACCATCCAGAAGAGTATGCGAAGTTGGTTCCTCTCATAAAAGAGATTGATGAATACTATGAGAAGTACGCGCCGGAATATTATGCGAAACAACGGAAAAAAGCGGACCAGACACATTTCAAAATAAAAGGTACATCATTTACTACCATTACAACAAATGTGAATTTCCAGACATCGTTGCATAAAGATAAGGGTGATGATAGTGACGGATTTGGTAATTTAGCAGTAATAGAGAGAGGAGAATATACAGGTGCGGAAACGTGTTTTCCGCAATTTGGTGTAGGTGTAGATTGTAGAACCGGCGATATCCTTTTTATGGATGTCCATTATTGGCATTCGAACTTGCCAATGAAGAAGAAAACGAAAGATGCTGAGAGGTTATCCATCGTTTGTTATTTGCGATGGAGACTATGGACAATAACAAAAGGCAAAACTCTGAAACAGATGAAAGCACACGTATCGAAAATTCACAATGTAGCAAAAACTCGTAGAAATAGGTAGACGGAAAAATAAACGCGAGATATATAATGACATCAAAGGTCCAAACATTCGCCAGTATCATGGCATTCTACATTCTCTTGTCCTATGTAGTATTTCCTTCTCTGTTTTATTACTTCGTAGAGAAATCGCTTCTAAGCGCTGGAAATGGGTTTGCAGTTGGTAGTGTGATTTCCATAGTATTATGGTACTCCTACGGCAAAAATATGATAAAATAAATGCCGTTATACAATAATATCGAATCATTGTATAAGTATAATATGTCGATTGTAACATTGAAAAAGAAAGCACAAGCGCAATATAATAATATGAGTGTTGGACAAAAAGGGTTCTCGTTGAATGGAACGAGAAGAAGTTCTGGATATGTTGGACAAGATATGCTAGGGCGTTCACTTGTTCGCAGTTTATCTAGGAACGGGGCATTGAAAGGTCACGGTGGATGTTGCGGTAAATACCCAATACATGAAATCAAAACAACTCCTGAAATGGCGTGTTTAAATAATTCCGCAGTTGTAAAACCGTCTTCTCTCAGTACAAATGGACTATTAATGTCAAGACACAGATGGATAAGAAGACCACAACCTTTTTCAACAGTGAAACAGGATAACACACACAATAATAATATTCAGTCCTCGTACATTGAATACATTGCTCGTAAAGCAATAGTAGACGGTTCAAATTGCCATATTGTGACTGATACCGTCGTAAAAACGTGTCCAACAGAATGCCCGCCCGTAACAAAACCGGACAAATTTATGGGTGCAATTAACGCAGAAGAATATATCCGTACTATTACAAAAAAATGCACAGATAATGACGACTTCAAAATACCGAAAACAATACAGAGTTTACCATTTGCTTGTCGGTGATATTTGAATTTTTGAACCTCTCTATATTTCTCAATTTCTGGACGATGGATAATGAATAATGAAAATACCTTATTTTTATTATCCGATGACGATGTTCAAAGCCTCCATTGAGAATCGAACCCAAGACCTCACGCTTACAAAGCGCGTGCTCTAACCAACTGAGCTATAGAGGCAAAAATAAGTTCCGGTTTGCTGGAATCGAACCAGCGACCATTCGATATACTATTCTACGACTACAGTCGAATGCTCTACCAACTGAGCTAAAACCGGAAAACCCGTGCACGGTATTAGAGAATTAACCATTCAATGGTAATGAGCTAACACCGGACACATATTATAATTGAAAAACGTCTTTAAATGCTTTTAATCTTATATAATCATTCTTTTGACATCTATGGGACATTATACATAAAAAAGGTATTGACAAAATTGCCTCATTATGCATACAAAACTCCTTTTCTCAGGCACTTCGCATTCATCATCCAATTCCGGAGAGACGAACGAACGTAGGAATTGTCTCACTTCTCAAATATTTATAGCAAATTACAACAATATATTATACATACAAAACAGATTTACGGTCATTCATTCAAGCAGCAAACAATATACACCGTCTCTATACTTTCCTAGATTCTTATCGAGTTTTTCTTTCAAATAATCGATTGTTCTATCCTTACCTTTCAAGTACCATTTGCCGTTCTTGCCACTTCTTGTGACAATTTTGCAACCGTATTCAATCGCTAACTGAATCATTTCCTCTTCTGTCTTGGTCTTATCAAATCCGAGACGCTCTATATCATTTTTATGAATCAAAATATCGCAATTATCATAGCGTGTTATTTTGATAGACCTATTGGAAGTCGATAATTCAAGTTGTTTCAGTTCATCCAACCATTCTTGTATTTCGACAATTTTATTTTCGATTCTTTGTATGATGTCTGTCATATTTGATTAAATAAACAATTTCGATATCGGGGTATATCCATAAATAAACGAACATAAAAAGTCGTTCAATTTTAACGAAAATTGATTCCCCAATACCATCAATAATTCAAACCGCATAAACTATTTGAATTATTAATCTATATAAATCGCACCGAACCGAACCATATACAATGTCCGAACTAGGTAAAGAATCCCTCGAAGAATTAACAGTATTATACCTCTCAACCTTGAACGACCGTGAATTACAAGCATATCATATTGCCGTAGACCATCTAGGTATGTCATTCACTATGTATCGCAGCAATGGATTCCGACAATGGAAGAAAGACCGCGACGAAAAGATCAAAGCATTATTATCCTCTGGGACAATTCCGGAGAGAGGAACGAACGTAGGAATTGGATGATTAATACGAAGTGCCGGAGAAACGACCGTAGGGTGTTTCGTAGGTAGAATGGACTAGAAGCAAAATAACATTCATCCTTTCATATTCTTATACTCCAAATACGATAATTTACGGTTACTGGGTATCATATCGGTTTGGAACCCATTTATAGGGTTCAGTTTTGCGGTTTTCGTAATAGGCGTCCAATTACGAGAAGCACCCAAATGCATAAAACAATTAATCACTTTATCATTCTCCTCTGTAATACCCGCTTTTTTTGTTGCCGTATTATACGTCTTGAACTTGACGAACGCTTGTTTGTCCGTCTGAACCGTATTCGTCTTTTTGTTCTCCTCTGTTTTTTCATTGGTAGTATCTTTTTGTGATTGATCCTCCGTCTTTTTCGGCAATACCGCACTATCCACGAAAAAGTCGCGACAGAAAAACGTCAACACATATTTCATTGCCACTGCATTCATTATATCATAAGGCATGACAGTACTATCACAGTAATAAGAGAACCCGCGTTTATACGCATCATAAAACATAATCACATTTCCTCTCGGTGTATTCTCTATTAAAATGCGCGTTCGCCATTTCTTCTCCACTTCGTTATTCGGTTCTTTCATTATTTCAGAGAGTGCGGTTGCATCGGAGAAAATAGGTTCAATATTTGAATTCCAGTCGGTTTCTCCTGCATTCTCAAATGTCGCCAAGAAGCGTTTTTTGCGTGATTCAATATATTCGTCTTTTGGAGATAAAGACGTCGACGTCGGTTTATCGGAAATACGCGGAGAAGAAAACGCGAATACCCACGCATATAAAAATAGGAAGATTCTCCGGATAGTTTCTTTAAAATCGAAAAAAATACGTTTGGCGACAGCACTATTCATTCTAACAATAAAAAGAATATAGGGTTCTGTTTATGTATTTTACCTTTTATATCGTGGTATATATGATACGTACCTCTAATGTTCAGACGCTAACTCTTTTTCCGGACTAACCTGTGTCCGGCGATATTCAAATAAATCGCGCATCTCCTTCTCCAAGAACGGAACCGGAATCAAATCGTATTTATTATACGCGTTTTCTGGATGCAAACATACCAAGCATAGTTCAGTTACGGTTTTCCCGTATTTCGCTTCCAGGATTGTCTTGTACGTATTCAATTGCAGTGAATAATGCCAGAATTTGGCATCGGGTAAATGTCGGATGCATTCCGTCTTTGCGCATTTACCGCCGAACCCCTCATTATCAATGGATTTACATCTTTTCCAGTCGTATATTCGGAGTGTGCCGTCGGGGTTCTCAAATACCATATCGATGGAACCGGATAATTTGTATTCTTCATAATATACCATCCATTCGGTGCGATATGGTTTGGCGCCGGGATTCTTCGTTTGGAAATCTTCGACAAATTGTAGGAAATAAGCATATTCGATACTCGCATTTTCAACCTTCCATCCGTTCCAGTAGCACTCAATATCATAGTGCATTTTCGTACCTGCTGAGGACGCTTCCTCTCCACTTTTGCTCCACATCTGTACAATCTGTTCTGCGGTCATTCCATAGTATTTGTAGTTTGGATTGGTCATACTTTTACTTTTCACAATTTTTTGCGCTTGAGATTCGGCGTCGAAATGTTCGAAATGCGAATGGACGAATGTGGTGACCGATGTATATCCTTCTTCACCTCTCACTGTATATTTATGAGGAATCGGGTCGAAGACAATAAATGGGTCGCGTTCGTGAGCATTCAACTTTGCTAAGTGGTCGGGGATAGGGGGGGTAGTATGCTGAGACACAAGCGAATCAGATGACATTTCGTATTTAATTTCAATAATATAAATGGATAGGTTTATGTTATTGTTTTCATAATACGTTTTAGGAATTGTTCAATTTTTCACAAAGAGATGTTAACGTATGGAAGGGAGCGCGTATGCAATTGCGAATCAAGGGGAATCAATGTTCTCCCGCAGGGAATACAGCGGTTACCAAATGCGGGCATTTGTAGGTATTCGACCTATGTAATGCCTTGCGTGTCTGGACATTAAACATTTATAGACATATTGGATTTGGATGTGTTTTTATCTTTACCTTTATCAAACCTTTGTAATAAACTTTCAAAAGATGGATTTTTTATATTATTTCTAAATAATTCATTGAAGTTCTTAACATAAGTGTTAGTATATTCAGGAATCGAAAACGAACCTAATTTTTCTCCAAATACTGATAGCAATGCGAATCCGGTATTCACAATTACTGGACTAGTACATAGTGTTGCAACAATGGCAATATTCATTAATCCAGTTACTGGTCCATTAACGAATTTTTCGTTATTTTCTAAATGAGACTCACATAAAAAACCAGTTATACTAATTAACTTAACGGTCGTACTAAAAATTTCTCCACCTCTAACTATCTTTTTATTACGCATAGTTCCAATTTTACGTTTCTTTTGTTTTTTGTTCTTTTTAGATTTTCCTCCCCCCACATTCCAATTAGGTTTTTTTTGTTTTATTACATCTTTTAACATATTATTAAATTTTAATAATCTTTCATTGTCAATATTGTATTCTTTATTAGTTTTACCTATTGCATTATTTATAATATTAGACAAATTATCTAATGCGTCAGTTGGTAAACTTGGATCACCATTTAATGTATCTTCAAATTTTTTCATATCATTTTCGTTCATTTTACCATTTACAATTTTTAGAATGTCATTTGCATATTTTGTTATAAATCCAACTAATTGATTGTATTCTATCTGAATTGACTTCAATATATTCTCATTACTAAGCAACATAGATTGAAAAGATCTAATAACATTTGATTTGTATTCACCAAATGCGGTATCATTCATTATTTACGACTTATATATTAATAAATAGATTTATTGCATGACTATGATTTCATTAAAATGTGTTAACGTCTGTAAGGGAGAACGTATGCAATTGCGAATCGAGAGGCATCAATGTTCTCCCGCAGGGAATACAGCGGTTACCGAATGCGGGCATTTGGAGTTCCTTATGTCTTCTGGACATTAAGAGTCTCGCACAGCTACTCCTTAATACCTTGTGTGTTCATATATAGATTTTACTACTTGTGTCTGGACATTAAAAATTGAAATTCTTTTTATTTCCGATTGTAAACGGCAAATAATTGTAGTCAGTATATTAAAAAATGCCGTTATCAAAAGAAGATACATTATTCACCTTTCTACGTATCTACCGCAAAACGATTAGTAATTTGAAGATACGAGAGGATATTTTGCGTTCTATTCCATCCGAATATTCAGTCGGTCCTACCCTAATTTGGACAGAAGATGCTGACGACCTCTCGATTTTCACCGATGCAGAGTCATACAACAATTATATTGGGTTCGAGTCGCCATTCTCAAATCCTCGTTCGCCTAAATATCTGAAAAAAATACTAGAAAAAATGCGAATGACCAAAGGTACAGTATTGATAAAAGAGTCGACTCAAAAAGACGCAATGCATATTCCGGTGCATTTCTGTGCCTATTGTGTTGATTCCGATGGCACATTGACGATATTTGACCCATCTTGGCATAGTGCCGACCCGGGTATTTATTCGACCACGGCATTCTACGATTCGCTCGACGCATTTGGAATTCAATACAAACACTCTGAACCTATGAGAAGTCATCATTGGCAAAGTATATTACCGAATGATGTCTTTTGCCAAACGTGGACACTGCAATGGTTAATACAAGAATCGTCTTTCCGTTCGGGGTTCCGTTCCAGGTCAGGGTTCCCATTACCTAAGACGCGTTTGGATGCAGCAAGACATATTGCAAAATATATGAAAGAATTGTCTACCATCGTAGTAAAAAAACTCGATATTTATATGTCTGCATTTCCTACATATAAACTAGAAAATCACAATCCTACCGTTGTTTTCCGCGCCATTATTAGTAATGCACAACTAGTTAAATACATATACAATACGTTTTGAATTAATCCGCTTCAATATCCATAATAACGCGTAAGTTTTCCACTATTTTCGTAAATAACGTTTTTTTCATTTCAGATAGTTTCTTCTCGACATCGCAGTTTAATTTTTGAACGTACCGGGGCATTTTATCCATGAAATTATGGTCGAAGTTTCCTTCAACGAGTTGCGAAGTATTCCATATACGAAATTCCGTGCGGAGTGATTGCGATATGATTAAATAGACGCATAAAGTGGTCATTGGTCATTATTTGCCATTCGCATATCGACGTATCGGATGTTGTTTTCTTCGAAAACACATAAAACGTACCTTGTTTTTGCGAGAAGCACCGAACGGGTAATATGGTCTTACTATTCCGTTGAATAGCTGAATTCAAGCAAGACATTGTACCGTCTACAATATCGCCATTCAATACATTCATCATATCGAATTCTGTCGCTTTTATTTCGGCGACCCATTCCTCGAATGAACATGCCGGCGTTTGGTCGGGGTGATTTAGGCACTCTAATATTTCGAGTCGCTTCCTAGCATTCACCGTGCTTTTCAGTTTCCGTAATTCTTTTTCTGTTTTATCTAATCGGTAGGTGAGGTCTTGTATATATCTGTATAATTGCCGTATATTTGGAATTGGCATTCCGCTTTCGGTCATTTCCGGTTGAGAGGGAGTGCGTCGTTGTTGATAGAAGTATTCACAGCAACGTATATGTTTATCGTATTCAATACCTGGTTTCCAGTGATGATGACAGTATTTACAATAAATGGTAGAAGTCATTCAATTTTCGAAATCCAGAAACGGATAATTACTAATTATACACAACATAGTTTATATTGTTATCTTTGGGACAATTCCGGAGAGAGGAACGAACGTAGGAATTGGATGATTCTACGGAGAAACGACCATAGGGAGTTTCGTAGGTAGAATATTTTGTGACACCCCCCCACGTACGTCATCCATAACCCGACTACGTTTCTTCCCAGAAACATAATAACAGCAAAAAATATATAATGCAAAACAACTACGACGACGGTAAATCGAATTTCCTCTCGCCAAAAGTGACACAATATGACGGACACATGGTTATGACAAATGTGATAAAATCAAATCGCATAAAATACGTGAGTATTGATACGAGATATAGAGAGGATTATTCGTCTTCTACTCAATTTGATATTACGTTGCCTGACAGAATAACGAATGTGAAATCGATTACCGTGCGAAATGCCGAGATTCCGGTTACTACATATAACTTCTCGAGTGCGATTGGTAATACGCATTTCCAGATATCCGATATTTCCGGCGCGAATAAAACGGTAGTGACGATACCGGATGGCGAATATACTCCGAATGTACTTGCCGGTATTGTAAACGCGGCAATTCAAACGAAAACGGGTAGTTTCAAGAACCTACGATTTTCCACAGACAATACAATCAATTCAAGGTCGGCATTCGATTGCAGTAGCGGTAGTCTCATTTTGAATTTTGCGGTAGATATAAATGGACAAACCGACGGATATAATATTAAGAGGAAACTCGGATGGTTCCTCGGATTCAGGTCGAAAACATATACGATTACAACCTCTCAAACCACTTCCGAATCATTCATTGATTATTCTGGATTACGATACTTGTATTTAGTACTCGACGAATATACGAGAGGTAATCAAAACTCGTTCGTTGCTTCATTACCATCCTCTCTTATACGCAAAAACATATTAGCAAGAATTACAATGAACCGGGTTACGTTTCCATTTGGTGCCTTTTTACCAGCAAATATGTTCAATGGGTATCTTCTCAGCGATACGCGGACATATACAGGAAAAGTCGATATACAGAGATTGTCGTTTCAATTAGTCGATGATATTGGGAATCCGGTTTCTTTAAATGGTCTAGATTATTCTTTTTGTTTGGAGATAGAACATGAATGATGAAATAAACATAAAAGTAATAAGAAAAGAAACTACAAAATGAAAATTGCATTATTGATTCCGTCTACGTCGAGAGGACGAGATTGGTCTTCTGTAAAAGAAACATATTTACTCAAATATACGATGAAGACATTTGGTATAACGCAAGACAAAGAGCATACCTACCGATTCTATGTAGGTATTGACAGAGGAGACCCTATTTATGATAAGAATGATGTGCACGTTTATTTAGAGAAGTTCGCTAGTGTAATGCATAATACGAGTATTGAATTTATTTATATGGATAATATTGCGAGAGGACATCTTACTGCAATGTGGAATCGCCTATTTAAAAAGGCATATGAAGATGGATGTGACTATTTTTTCCAATGCGGCGACGATATTTCTTTTGAGACGAACGGGTGGGTGAATGCGTGTATAGGAGAACTGGCGAAATCGGATGGGTATGGAATGGCAGGTCCAATGAATAATAATGCGCGTATTTTAACCCAGTGTTTCGTATCTAGAAGACATATGGAATTGTTCGGTTTCTTTTTTCCGGAAGAAATCATTAATTGGTGTTGCGATGACTGGATTAATGAAGTATATATAGGTATCCGTATGTTTTATCCTCTCCATTCGCATTTATGTATAAATGTAGGAGGCGAACCTAGATACGAGATTAATAATGATATCGGATTCCGTCTGCGTTTCAAGAAATCCGTAGAAAAATTGAGAAGTGATACAACGAAAATATCGAATCACTATATAGCAAAAATCAAAGAAAAATTGAATCTTCCATAAAACATTATAAACAACCCATATGAAACTATAGGTTGTTTATTTATTATCGTCTACATACCACGTTATCTATCTTCTCACTAACAAAATATGAATTTATTCTCTACGTCTGCATTGCAATACGGATTTACCAAGTTATCTGAAGAGCAAAAATACGCATTTGCCAAATTTGTGCAAGGCAACAATGTGTTCATTACGGGTCCAGGCGGTACTGGAAAAACGCGTCTAATACAATTTATTGTCGAATATATGAATTCGGTAGGAAAATCACATCAGGTATGTGCATTGACTGGGTGTGCAGCGACACTTCTACAGTGCAAAGCAAAAACGATTCATTCATGGAGTGGAGTTCGATTAGCAAAAGGTAATCCAGAGGATATAATACAACGTGTAACGCGTAATAGATGCTTTACCAAATTGTGGCGTAGTGTAGATGTGTTGATAGTCGATGAAGTGAGTATGATGTCGAGCAAAATGTTTAATTTGCTAGATAAAATAGGTAGAGCAACGAGAAGAGTTCAAAAACCGTTTGGAGGAATTCAATTGATATTCACCGGCGATTTCTTCCAACTACCTCCGATTTCTGACCAGGACGACCCATCTTCTGGTGAGTTCTGTTTCCAGCATCCGAATTGGGCGACTATATTTAAACCCACAAATTGCATTGAGTTAAAAACGTTCTTTCGTCAAACAGACCCTGCCTATATATCTATTCTGCAAGAGGTTCGTAAAGGAACTATTTCCGCTGCAAATAGTGAACTTCTCGAAACACGTTTAACTCGGACTGTTTCACGTCCAGCTGATGCAGAAATAGTGCCGACGAAATTGTTCCCAATCCGGGCAAAAGTAGACAACATCAACGATTCTTCTTATGCGAAGTTGCAAGGAGAAGAGAGACTCTATCATACGAATGTTATTACAAATGCAAAAATACATATTGACAGCGGTTCCGAATTAACTGCGGAAGAAATAGAACATTGTGCAGAATTAACTGCGGAACAGATAACTGCCGAGGTCGACAATATAATGAATTCTCTATTTGCCGAAAAAATCGTCAAGCTCAAAATAGGCGCACTCGTAATGTGTACTGCAAATATAGATGTAGAACGAGGTATTTGTAATGGTTCACAGGGTGTTGTAATAGGTTATGCTGAGTCGAATACGTGTATTTTGCCGGAAGAAGTCGTACAAAAGAAAGTAATAACGGGTGGTGCGGTATATGTACCAGTCGTACGATTTGCAAATGGCGTTACAATGCGCGTTGCACCT